AGGCCTTGACCACCTTGGCCATGCGTCCGCTTTTCCATCGCGCTAAAAACTATCTGAACATTTACGCCGGGGATGATGAGTCGGGCTTGACCGAGGTCTTTGCCGGGAACATCACGCGCGCGTATGCGGATTTCAATTCCGCGCCGAACGTGGCGTTTAAGGCCGAGGCCCAGGTGGGGTTCTGGGGTCGCATATCGGCTGCTGGTCCTACTTCAATCCATGGAGTACAATCCGTGGCCAGCTTTGTGAAAGGCCAGGTGGAGCAGGTGGGCTTTGTCTTTGAGAACCAGGGCGTGACCTCCTCTCTGAAGAATTGCGTTTTTAATGGCTCACCTATCAATCAGGCGTATCAGGCGGCTCATGCCGTGGGGGCCGAGCTAATCCTGGACGACCGTCGCGCGGTGCTGATGCCTTCGGGCTCTGCGGTCCGCGGCAATGCGGTATTAATCCGTCCGGACTCCGGCATGCTCAGCTATCCGGTAATCAATCAGAACGGGATTGACGTCAAAACCATTTTTAATCCGGCGTACCGCTATGCCGGCCTGGTTAAGCTTGATACCAACGGCTTGATTCCGAAGGCGGACGGTTCCTGGCGTATCATCAAACTGAGCCATTCGCTTACGGCCAATGATCCGAAGTCGGGAACCTGGGAGAGCTCCATGACGCTCTTTTATCCACACTTGTCCGGTGTAGTCGGTCGCTTTATCTAGGGGGTTTTATGGAATTGTCAAACGAGGACCGTCGCGGTCTACAGCGTGCCGGCGCGGCCGCTTCAGAGTACAATGCCACCATGTTCGCGGTGGAGGAGATCTTGAACTCCGACATGAACACCGCGTGGGTGGGCGTGGTTGACTCGGTGCAGACGGGGTCCGGTGAGGGCTCCGGCGTGGCCAATGTCACACCGCTGGTGGCGCATACCGACGCCGATGGTCAATCGCTGCCGATGAGCTCTATTCCGGCGTTGCCGTACACCCGCGTGCAGTACGGCATTGCGGCTCTGATCATTGAGCCTGTTCCTGGTGACCGCGTGGCGTGCGTAAGCTGTAAGGACGACATCTCGAATGTAGGACCTGGTGTAATTCGTCCGCAAAGGCCCGGAAGCTACCGCAAGTTCGATCAGTCTGACTCGGTGATTGTGGGCGCTGTGCACACCAAGGCTCCGGAGGTCTTTATCCGGATAACCCAGGATAAAAAAATCTATATCAAAGCGCCGGCCGGCTACACGCTGGAAACCGACGCGGCTGTGGAAATCAAAGCAGGCGGGGCCGTAACCGTGAAGGCTCCGCGTGTGGAGATTGACGCTCCAAAAGTACACATGACCGGCGACCTGGACGTTGACGGTCACATTCATGGTGACTAGAAAAAGGAGGTCCTTATGGCTGAGCTTGGCCACACATTGCTTCTGTCTGATGACTGGGATCTCATGTTGGATTCCGGCGGAAACATCCGCACCGCTACCGGCGCCTACGGGATTGCGCAGAACGTGGCTAATCGCGTGCGCCTGTTCACAAATGATGCGTACTACGACCCTGACCGGGGCATCCCACATTTTGTGGTTGACCTGGGGCAGAAAGTGAACGAGCGCCTGGTGACTGCGGAAATTGAGCGGGCGGCGGTGAGTGAGCCTGGCGTTGTAAGCGCCGAGCTGGTTGAGCTGTCTCTTACCAACACTGATGATGTGCAGACCGACCGTGTGTTGACCGGCGATTTGCGCCTTGTAACTGAAACTGAGGAGGTTGTCGATGTTGCAATTTGATCCTGCGGTGGGTTTTACCGCTGATGAAATCGAGGACGTTCGCGCGGCGGTGGCTGCGGAATGGCAGGCCGCGTTCGCGACCTCTACGGATGTTCCTTTGAATACAAATCCTGAATCTCCGGCCGGTCAGCTGGTGGATAGTCAGACTGCGGCCATTGTGGAAAAAGACACAGAGCTGCTTTATCTCTGTAATCAGTTCGATCCGGCGCGCAATGAGGGCGTGTTCCAGGACGCAATTGCCAGGATCTATTTTCTGACCCGAAAGGCCGCCATACCGTCCTCTGCAGAGATCTCGGTTACCGGTCGGCCTGGAACCATCATTCCTATTGAGGCACAGATTCAAAGCACCGCGGATGATACCGTGTGGCAGAATTCTGCGGCCTTCGCTATCGGCGCTGATGGTACGGCCGTCGGGACCTTCAATTGCTTAACCGATGGGGCGATTGACGCTCTGCCGGGCACACTTACGCAGATTGTGACCGTGGTTGCCGGCTGGGATACCGCCACCAATTCAGCGGCCGCTGTCCCTGGGAATCAGCGGGAGAACCGTGGGGCCTTCGAGCAGAGGCGTTATAATTCTGTGGCGCTGAATTCCCGCGGGACCGTGAATGCGGTCTACGCCCGCCTTATGCAGCTTGACGGTGTGATTGCGGTCTGCCTCCGGGAAAATAAAACATCTTATCCGGTGGTTATTGACGGTATCACCCTCGGCCCTCACAGCATCTATGCGTCTGTGCTCGGTGGCACTAATGCGGCTGTAGCGAACGCGCTTTATCGCACCGTGTCGGCTGGATGTGACTTCAATGGTAATGTGTCCTTCTCGGTGACTGATCTGAATACCGGGGTGGCAGAAACAGTGAAGTTTGATCGTCCTACTGCGCTTGATTGCTACGTGCGTCTGAAGGTGTCTAACCTCTCACAAATCGGCGCTGATCTGCTGGCTGAAATCCAGCAGGCCGTCCGCGCTAATTTCTACGGCGAGGATGAACACGAGGTCAATGGCATGACCCTGGCGCGCCTGAAAATGGGGGACACGCTCTATGCGCCGCGCTTTACCGTGTCGGTGCAGGATCTGGGCGTCGATTCGCTTCTGGATATCGATGTGTCGCTTGACGGGTCCACCTGGTCCGATTCCGTGTACATTCCGATTGACCGTGAACCGGTGCTCCCGCTCAGTCATGTGATTGTGGTGTAGGGGGTGCGCTATGCAGGACTTTTTTGACCGCACCGATTTTGATATTCTGGCCACGATTCAGTCTCAATACGCGGCGTCTGCGCGCATGGTGGAGTTGATCACCCGGTTTGCCGCTCTGATTGACCCTACCGCCGATGTGGAGCTCATGGTTGAGAAGATGGTTGACCCTATGACCGCGGAGGGCTGGGGCCTGGATGTGTGGGGGCGCATTGTGGCGCTGGACCGCCGTCTGGTTGTGAAGCGCACTCTGCAGGAGCACCTCGGTTTCAAGAAGGGATTACATCCGGCGATAGATCCGTACACACAAAATTTCAATAATGCGCCGTTTTATAACCCGAATTGGTACGACACTACGGTGCTCTCTGACGCGGCTTTCCGTAATTATATTTTTGTGAAGGCGTTGCTGAACATCGGCACCTCCTCTCTGTTTGCCATCAATCTGATTTGTCACCTGCTGGTTCCGTCCGGTCTGCGCGTTGCGCATACGGGCACGATGGAGCTCCGGTTGATCGAGACGGAAGTCATCCCGGACGATCAGCTGTCTGCTTTTTTGAATTTGAAGTGGGCGCCTACCGGCGTGGGCGTAAGTGAATATAAGGTTATCGGTCCGACCTTCGGTTTCCGTGGGTCCAATCTGAGCAATTTCAATAATGGAGCTTTTATTTCCGGCCGTCCGCGGCTGCTGAACATTTAAGGAGTTTAATATGTCTAGTTCTGAACCATCGAAGTGGACCACGGCGCTCGGCGCTTCTGCCGATGTGAACGTGATCCCAGCGACCACTCCGGCCGGTACCGGCCTGGCGTCTATGGCCAGCATTTTCCCTGCAATTACCCAGGTTCCTATCGATTCTGGCGGTATTGCGCCGGAGCGCGCTGATTTTAATGCGTTGTTCAAAATGTTGGGCGACCAGTCTTATTTTTTGCAACAGGGCGGTGTGTACTCGTATTCTGCCTCGTATGCCTATCGGGCAGGTGACCTGGTGATGTACAACGGCAATCTTTACCGTTGCATCCAGGCTCATGCCGCTGGGGCGGCCGCGCCTAGTAACACTGCGTTCTGGGCGGCTATTGCCTCCGCTGGGGACATCCCAACAAAGACCAGCCAGCTGCAGAATGACTCCGGCTTTGTGACCTCGGCGTCTGTGCCAACAAAGACCAGCCAATTGCAGAATGACTCCGGCTTTGTGACTTCGTCCTCCGTGCCAACAAAGACCAGCCAGCTACAAAATGATAGCGGTTTTATTACCTCGGCGTCTGTGCCTACGGTGAATAACGGCACTTTGACCATCCAGCAGGATGGTGTAACCGTGGGAACCTTCACGGCTAATCAGTCAGGAAACACTACGGTTAATGTTACCGGCGGTGGTGGCGGTGGTGGCACTCTTAGCGGCACCATTTTAGGTGGATTTGTCGGTTCTTCTTCTGCTGGCGCTGCGGGTACCTATAAAGGAATAGTTGGTACTGAGTATGATATTGAGGAATTGTTCCAACAAACGACAGGTGGTTACACTGACCATGGTGTTTTTCAAGCGTATCCTGCAGGGACTAAGTTTGAATGTATTGTAGCAAGTACAGCCATAAAGGGTGCCGGAAATGATTACCAGAGTGTTTCCAATGGCGCATTTAAACTTAAATCACTTGGAGGTGCTTAGTGCACGTGCCTAGTTAAGAACTCATAGTTTTTATTTTTTGCCGGCTTTCTCAAAAACCGGCGCTTGTTATGAAGTATCAAATCTATAGGAGATTTAATCATGTTAAGATATTTACTTGAGTCTGGTAACTACACCATCAAAGCTGGCGATGTTGTTGAGTCAAACGCGCAAGACCTTAAAGTACGCAATCAGCGCGTGTGGGTCGACGGCTCTGTGACTGTGACTAATGGCGCAGTTGTTTCGGTAAACGGTACGCCTGAGCCTGCTGGTACAAAGCACACCATTAAAACGATTAACGCTATCTACGCATACCCTGGCTGCAATGGTGGCCATAGTGCCGGTCACGCTGGTGGCAAGTGCTACGTCTGTGAAGTAGATTAATTCGCTTAAGTTGAGGAGGCGCCTGTGCTAGATCTGATTAGTGAGTTCATGCCGCGGTGCTACAACCTGGCGGTCATGGTGAGCTCTGCGGTTATTGGCGCGCTAAGCTATGCGCTGGGGGGCATTGATGTGGCTGTGCAATGGTTACTGACCTTTGTCGCTCTTGATTATATCCTGGGGACCTTTGCTGCGTGTAAAAAACACGGCTGGTCCAGCTCGGCTGGCTTTCGGGGGATCATTAAGAAGGTGGTCATCTTCATGATCGTCTGCTTATGCAACGGTCTAGATCAAATCATCGGATCCTCCGGTGCTCTGCGCTCCGCAGCCATCTTGGCATACTCAGTTAATGAGGTAGGGAGCATATTGGAGAATCTTGCGCGGTTGGGGTATACCGGTTTGATCCCGGCGGCTCTGCAAAACTCGATCAAAGCAGTTAAGGTGGAAAAGGAGGAGGACAAGAAATGAGTCTTATTTGTATTGACGCCGGTCATGGTGGCCACGATCCGGGGGCTGTGAATCATAACGTCGGGGTGACCGAGAAATCACTAACTTTGAAGATTGCGGCGTTGCTTGGTGCGGCTCTGGCGTCTGTCGGGCATGATGTATTTTTTACCCGTGAGCTTGATGTCTTTGTTCCGCTGGGCACGCGGTGCAAAGTCGCGAATGAAGCGGGGGCTGACCTTTTTATTTCAGTCCATATCAATGCGGCGGCAGATGGGAAGGCCCGCGGTATTGAAACCTGGCACTGTACCGGCTCGGTTAGAGGTGCCGCTCTGGCGTCTGCGATCCATTCCCGCGTGCGCGGCTCGTATGCCACGATTGACCGCGGTGTGAAGAATACCAGCGGATTCTATGTGCTCCATCACACAAAGGCTCCGGCGGTGCTCTGCGAGCTTGGTTTCATTACCAACGATTCCGATGTGGTTGCGCTGTGTTCCGCGGATGTTCAGCGCGAGCTCGCGCGCCGGATTGCCCTCGGTGTGGAGGACTATCTCGATCAAAAATCGTGACATAAATCCTAAAATCTAATAAATTTATCTTGATTTTAGGATTTATTTTGCTACTATAACCCATGACGCTTGAGGCGTCGTGGGTTTTTTAATTTTTACCATTAGTTCCGAAAGGAGGAACAAATGATCGAAGATCAATTAGAACGTTTAATCTCTGCAATGGGCCGCTTGACCGCTGCTCTCGAGACGTCCGGTGCAAAGCCTACCGTTGCTCCTGCACAGTCAACCGTTGCAAAATCCGCAACAGTTGAGCCTAAGTCCGCACCTGCTGTAGCTCCGTCTGTCATGGACGAGTCCAGCGCTCCCGCTGTAGCTCCTACCGCTCCCACCGTTGCGGCCGCCTCTGCACCTGTGGACCCCGTAGCGCCTACAGCTCCAGCTGGTACCTCCGCCGCACCGGCCGCCGTTCCTGCAGATCCGGTTCCCGCAACAGTTACCCTTGAGTTTCTCAAGGCCCGTTGTCTGGAATGCTCCAAACTTGGCAAGATGGCAGTATTGAAGGAGTTTTTAATCTCCAAAAACGCTAAGAGGATCCAGGACCTGGCTCCGGACGAGTTCGCCGTGTGCTATCAGCACCTGCTGTCTAAGGGCGCATGCTCTAAGGGGGATTAGCCTATGCCTGGTGTTGTTCATGCTTTACTTAGCCCGTCTGCGGCTGCCCGCTGGCTGGCTTGCCCTGGCTCGGTTCCTCTTACGGAGAAGATGCCGAATGAAGAGAGCGATTATGCCAAAGAAGGAACCATCGCCCATCACTGTGCTGAGCGCATTCTCAATGGGGAGACTGCCTCTGTTGACATGCTGGAACCTGAAGAGGCCGCGTTCATGGCCGACAAGGGTCTTGATGTTACCGATATGCTCGGTCATGTAATGTACTATGTCGATTTTGTCGACCGCCTTGGCGGTGAGCGCTTTGTTGAGCAGCAGCTCGACCTCACCTCAATCACCCATG